CTTCGTTGAACATTGACTCTGTGCCTGTTTGCGAAGAGTAACGTGAACGCATTGCGAAGATAAGACCAGTTGGCCCTGTCATTGGTTGAACGCCTGCCACATCATAAGCGATGAGGTTAGGCATTGCACGTCTTACCAGTGAGATAAGAATTGGATCCCAGTTGTCAACAGAGTTACCTGTTGCGTTAGTTGGTGCAGCTTCGGACAAGAACGCAGAGTCCTCACGAAGTGCTCTTTCTTGGTTTTCTAGGATAACAGTGGTTACAGCTCTACGATACGCATCTTTGATTTCAGGCAAATCATTATGCTCGAGGACTGGCTGCCACTTTTCCTGTAGATGTTCTGTTTGGAACATTTTCATTTCTCCTTAATTGAGTTTTTCTTTATAATATTTATACAATCCGCAATTTTCATATTGGATTATTTAGCTCGCTTTACATTTTTACTGATAGCAGCCATGTAAGCGGCCATTGCACCAGTTGTATCGTTAGAATCGTCACCATTGGTTTCAGAGTCTACAGATTCAGCGATAGCAGTTGCTTTCGGGAAATAACTTTCCTTGAGCGTGTTGAGTTTTTCAGTGAATGATTCTTCACCGTTAAAATCAACATCTTCTGCAAGAGACTTAAACTTCTCTACCTCTGTATCAGCGAGGTCAGAAGAGACTTTTGCAAAAACAGACTCACGAACTAGTTGGTCATTTTCTTTTTTCAAAGAAGCAGACTTCTCAATTTGTTCGTTAATCTTAGACTCTAGTTCGTCAATCTTTTCAGACTGTGCCTCTAGAATGTCATACTTTTCGTCTGGAACATCAATGTAATGTTCTTCAAACAAACCTTTTAGTCCAGTGATGAAGTCTTCTGCAATCTCACCTTTGAGACCTCTCTCAATTGCGAGTTCGTTTTCTTTCATCCACTCTTCTACAACGTAGTTCATGTATGCATCAACTTTTTCAGTCAATTCATCACGCACTCTGTTGATTTCTTCAGCGACTTCTTGTGTCTTTGCAGACTCAATTCTTTCGACTTCAGAACGAAGTTTTGACTTGACCGCAGCTTCAAAAATAGTTGCAGCCTTGCCCTTGAATTCTTCAGAAAGGTCTTCACCTTCTGTTAGAGCATTTACGTCTTCAGAAACGTCAACGCCTGCAAGACGTTCTTCAAGAGTAGATTCATCCATCTTCTCTTCTTCATCGTCTCCATGCATAGATTCATCTTTCATCATGGCACCGTATGCAGCTTGGATATCCGTTGCTTTCATACCTTCCATCTTCTTGACTTTCTCATACATTGCGTTAATCATTTCGGCTTTAGTCATACGACCTTCTTCCAACTCCTCACCATCATGGTCAACTTCATGACCTGCTGCGAGAGGTTCTTTAATCTTGGTAGGTTCATCATCGCCTTTGGCATCTTTTGCACCCTTATTCTGAGCATCTTTGACAGGTTTTGTTGCTTTTGCGGCATCAGCACCTTTCTTCTCATCTGGGGATACAACTGCTTTGCCAAGGTCTTGAACTTCACCTTCCACTTTTTCCATCTTTGAGTCACCTTTGTCGGCACCGTCCGTAGGTTGCTTTGCTTCTTCAAGCTCTGCTTGGACTTCCGCTTCTAGTTCCTCAATTGTCTTGTCTAGTTCTGACATTTGAAGATTCTCCTTGAGTTGTTATCTTAACATATTTATAATGATTAAAGTTTTGACAAAAATTTTGCGAAGGCAAGTGCGGAAACATTTGACTGTTTACGTCTTACACCTTCATTAATGTCATTTTTGATGTTTTGAATCTCTACTTCTTTAAGTATTCCATTGTCCCAAATCCATTCTTTACCTTCCATAATACCTTCAACGAAGGCTTGAGGTGCAGAAGGGTCTGCAACAATATCTGCCGCAGTGGCAAGATAAAAATCATCTTTCACATAATTTGCACCACCCTTAGACTCTAGTGAACCCATACCTCTTGAAGAGACACCGAGTTTACCACCGTCTTTGATTAGTGCTTTCGCAATTTCCCCCATCGGAGTTGAGAGCAGTTTCGCCTCACCGATAAAGTTCTTCCCATCAGCTTCCAGTTTAGTTATCATGTGCGATACCCTGTCAAGATTGACAGTAGGGCCTTCTGGATGACCCAGTTCCCCAAACGCACG